TTAGATTTATTTCTTGGCTCTGGATCAACCTTAATAGCTTGTGAAAAAACTAATATTAAATGTTATGGTATGGAACTTGATCCACATTACTGTGATGTAATAGTAAAAAGATGGGAAGAGTTTACTGGTAGAAAAGCAATTTTAAATAAGGGAGTGGAGTCAAATCACGACAAGATAGAGGCAAATGGTCTCACTTCACTCCCAAATAATTATGCCTGAAAAACAGCAAGGAAACAGCAAGAGAGTATTTGGTAAGCCATTTAAGAAAGGTCAATCTGGCAATCCTAAAGGTAGACCAAAGAAAGGCGAAGCATGGGCAGATGTAGCCAATGAACTACTAGACTCAAGTGCAATAGATATAACAATGACAACTGGAAGCGGTAAGATAAAAAGATTCAATTTAGAGGCTGATAGATCATTTCGCCATGCTGTGATTGTTGGTCAAATAAGTGCCGCCATGAAAGGCAATGTACAAGCCGCCAAAGAATTAGCAGATAGAACAGAGGGTAAGAGTAGGGAGCGTAGAGAAGTCAGTTATAAAACCGAACCTATTAAAATTTTAAGCATTGATTAATGGCAAAGATAACAGTAGCAACTAGGAAAAGACTCGGAGCATTAGCAAGAAAGAATAAGATACTACCATCATCACTTGTGAAAGTTTACAGGAGAGGATTGGGAGCCGCCGTCAGTAGTGGTACAAGACCGGGAATGACACCATCTAGTTGGGCAAGTGCAAGAGTTAATTCATTTATTAAGATTGCTAAAGGTAGAAAAAGAATTAAACATGATGCTGATCTAGCAAGAATGGAAAGAAAGCGTAGAAGGCGATGAAGGTAAAAGGTGTAAGTGTTACTGGTCTAACTAAAAGACAAATATCTGCAATGAAAAGACATTCAACACATCATACAAGAAAGCATTTAAGAGCGATGGTTACAGCAATGAGAAGGGGAAGTACCTTTACAAGTTCTCACAGGATCGCTATGAAAAAAGTTGGTGTATGAAGATTCGTAGAACTGCAAAAGATAAAAGATTTAAGAGTGTACCAAAGAAATACCTATCTGGCGTTAAAGGGAGCAAACGATCACAAAGAGGTAGAGATTTGGCAAGAATGCAAAGGCTGTACAAAGCTGGTAAGAAAGTTCCTAAAAGTTTGATGAAAAGAGTATTTGGATAATTGGAATATAGATTCAAAACGAAGAGAGATTATCAATCATCCAGCCAAGCGAAAGGTTCTGGTAGCTGGAAGAAGGTTTGGGAAATCTCATCTATCTTTGATTTGGTTACTAACAAAAGAAATCAAATCTGGAGAAAGGCGATGGATAATTACACCAACCTACAGGCAAGGAAAGGCAACCACTTGGAAGTTAATGAGGCAACTGTTTAGAGAATATGACTGCCAAATCAATGAATCAGAACTCACTATTAAACTACCGAATGAATCAGAGATTGCAATTAGAGGTGCAGAACAAGAAAATAATCTACGAGGTGCTGGTCTAGATATGGTTGTTATGGAAGAATACAGTTACATCAAGCCTCATGTATGGGATGAAATCATCTATCCTATGTTAACAACTACAGATGGTGAGGCTTTCTTTATTGGTACACCAAATGGATATGATCATTTATATGATGCTTTTTTAAGAGGGCAAGGTAAGGACAAAGATTGGATGAGTTGGCAGTATACCACAGTAGATGGTGGCTATGTACCACAGGAAGAGATAGAGAAGGCCAAGAGTATGATGGATGAGAGGGCATTTAAAACAGAGTTCCTTGCATCCTTTGAAACAACAGGAAACAGAGCCGCCTATAACTTTGATCGCAACATTCATGTGAAGAAAGCAGAACAACTATCAAACAATCTATTCTGGGGAATGGATTTCAATATACTTGGATCAGCAGTTCTTGGATGCACTTACTCTGATGATACAACTCATTTCTTCAAAGAAATTAGAATACCAAATTCAAATACAGAATTGATGGCAATGGAAATGAAAAAGATTGCACCACATATTCCTGTATATCCAGATGCAACAGGATCAGCTAGATCAACCACATCGCATAGATCAGATCATCAAATATTAAAAGATCATGGATTCCATGTAATATCAAAGAAAGCGAATCCTCCAGTTACAGATAGGCTTAATGCTTTGAATAGGCTTTTAAGGTCAGCCGATGGTAAAGTGAAGATGACCATTGATCCAAGCTGTACAAACTTGATTAAAGATTTAGAACAAACACAAAGAACAAATGATAATAGAATTGATAAAAGAGATGAATCCTTATCACATTTTTTAGATGCTTGTAGCTATTACATTAGTTACAAATATCCTATTATTAGCAGAATCCCAACATCGGTGGAGTGGTAATGAAATATTATGACATGGTAACGATACCAGACTTGGGGAGCAAAGCAGTATTTGAGAGCATTAAGAATGCTGAAGATATTGTACTAAAAGAAGAATACAAGCGTAGACAAATGGGATTAGATTTCTATTATAATCGTGATATTGAAGATTATGTGAAAGACTACTTCCCCGGTACATCATTGAGCCAGATACCTCCATTACCATTGGGTAAGATTGTATCAAGGTTTTCAAGAGCAAGGATGATGTTGTATAAGGCTCCGGCTAAAAGATTCGTAGGTGGTGAACTAGCAGAGGAATATCTAACCTATACTCATCATCTTAATTCATCATCTCGCATCGCAAGTGAGTTGGCTTGGTTATTAGGTACGATCCATATCAAATCAGTATGGAACGAAAGAAAACAAAAGATTGAATATCACATACTCCCTAATGTTAGAGAGTATTATTACGAAGGTGAAATGGAGCCTTATGGTTATTCGTATGAGCGTGGTAAGAATGCTAGAGGTGATAGGGAGTTTGTATTCTGGAGTGAGGCTAGGGATGGCGAACCGGGAATGCACTTCTTATACGATATTAATGGTCGCATATATCCGATACAAGGGAATCCAGAGATGGTTAATCCTTATGAGTTGAATCCTATCTCTCGTATCATGTTCCCTTATGATGCAATGGATGTTACTATGGCGGCTCTTCATTCTTCTATCGCATTCACAGAAGTGATGTTGGCTACGAGGTATCAAATGGGATCACCAGTAATCACCGGGATTGATCAAGAAGTACCTAACCTCAAATGGGGAGTAGATAGATTGATTTCTCTACCAGAAGGTAGTTCCATGTCATTCGTAGCACCTCCATCTAATATCAACCAGATGATAGCTGGTATAAAAGAATTATTAAATGTTACTGGTCAAAATCATGCTCTATCAATACGATGGGGTGAGCAAGGTCAGATTCCAAGTGGACAAGCATTAAAGATTCTAAATATGGAGAATCTAGAATCTAGACAATCGGACATTCCAATGTTTCAAGACTTTGAAAAAGAACGATACATGATTGATCGCAGATTGATTGAGGTCCATACAGGAAGAGTATTAGATGAATCCTTTGCAGTTGATTTCTCCGAATCAGATTATCCAGAAGAATGGAACGTACAAAAGGATCGTTTGCAGTTTATGTTGGATAATGGCTTGATGGATAAGAAGGAATTATATAGAGAGTTCAATAAAGATATGACCGATATTGAGATAGAGCAAAGATTGGAAGAATTAGAACCGGAGGTAGAGGAACAAGCTGTACAAGAAGAACCATTATTGGAAGGATTAAGGCAACTTGGGCAGATTGGTAGTTAATCACATAGAAAAAATAGATGAAATACAGGAGAAAGTGATAAACGATTCAGAAAAAATATTACCATCTATTGATATTGATGATTTATTAAAAGAACCTCAAAAATATTTATTAAAAGTAAGTTTGGAATTTCTTAATGATCATATTAAAGAAATAAAACAAGGTGAAAAGCAAGGTAAAAAATTCGCTAAACAGATATTACAAGACATTGGCTAAATAAATGATAAAGATAACAAAGAACTTTGATTTAAGCAAAATTAGACTAGACCTTACAAAAGAATTGAATTTAGCGGCTCAAATTTTAAAAAAAGATCATTTTCAAAGACTAGAAAAGGGTATTGATGCAAATGGTAAAAGATTGAAGCCATCTCAAAAAGTAGAACTAGGATTAGGTGGTAAAACATTAGTTGAAAGTGGTCAAATGAGAAATTTAGTAATAAAAAAAGCCACAAAATCAAAGCAAGTTGCATCACTAGCACCGGGATCAAAAAGACCATATAAAGGGAAAAATGTTACTCCAGCAGATGTCGGCTATTATCATCAAACAGGATCGGGAAGATTGCCCAAAAGAGAGTGGTTTGGTGTTACCAATAAAACTGCAAAAGATATATTAAAAATGATAGAAATGGCGATAGAAAGGGAAATAAGAAATGCCTAATCTACAAATCGCATTATCAAATCAATTAGCTAAAAATGCTACAAAAACAGCATTATCATTGAGTGAATTAATAGGAACAATGAAAAGTAGTGGAATGTCCGATATTGCAATAAAACAAACATTATTAAATGACCTTAATAGTGGAGGACAATTATTTGGATCATTTAAGAATCAATTAAAAAATACTATTAAGAATGGTATAGAAATATCATCAAATGATTCAGCTAATAATTCATTCACATCTGCTGGTGTTAAACAATTTCAATGGGTAAGTGTTGGCGATAAAAGAGTTTGTCAAGATTGTGAGCCAAGACATGGAGAAAAAGGTACTCTTGAGTTCTTTCAAACAATAGGACTTCCAGCCTCTGGATTTAGTGTCTGTCAAACTAACTGCCGGTGTAAAATACTTCCTGTGGATTATAAGGGAGAGAATTTAGATGAGCCATTGATAAGGAATAAATTAAAAGAAAAAACATTTGAAGAAAGATTAAATGTTCTTGGAATAGGATTCAAAAGACAAAATAAAATTAGAAACATCTCCTTAACAGACAATCCAGAAGTAAATAATGAAATTGTATCAGCTTTTGAAAAACTAAAAAAAGATGGCTACAAATTCAATATTGATGCCATAGATAATAAAGTTCGTTCTAATGATTTAGCTTATGCTGGTTATAATGTTAATCAAAATATTTTTTCAATCAATCCTCCAAAAAACATAAGAGAAAAACTAAAAAAAGATGTAGAAAGAGGTTTTCATCCAAAAGGTTCTGATACAATAAAATCAATAATAGATCATGAGATGGCTCATTATTACACAGCAAGATCAATAAAATATTATGAAGAATCATTAAAAACGGGAGTAAGGGTTGAAAATGTTGGTAAGGAATTAAGCAAGGTAAGAGAAAGATATATTGAAAAATGGGATTCTTTAAAAAAGCAACTTATTAAGGCAGATAGAACAACTGAATCTGGGGAAAAACTTTTTAATAAAATTTTTGAAGAAATGGACAATATAAAAATAAGTAATTATGCAAATGAAAATTTAGATGAATTTGTAGCTGAATCTTTTTCTATGTATCGAAACAATAGGAATCCATCTCCTTATGCTATTGAGGTGGGTAAGATTATAGAAGGGATGCAATAGTTTTGAAAATGATAACTAAATCTAGGGAGGCTCGGACATGAGCGAAGAAACAGTACAAGATAGCGTACAAGAGGTGGCCACTAACAGCCAGAATGAATCAGTATCTAGCAATCAGGATAGTGATTTACTGCGAGAAGTAATGCAGAAGAAAGAACGATTGCAAAAAGCAGAATCTCGTGTTGCAGAACTTGAGAAGAAGTTGGAAGAAGATAGACAAGCACAACTAGCTGAAAATGAAGAGTGGAAAATGCTGTACGAAGAAACGAAAGCAAAATACGATGCTATCACTCCAGAACTTCAATCCTATAAGGATAGAGAGAATGCAGAGATTGAGAAAATGTTAGCTGATTTCTCTGATGATGAGAGGGATGCTTTTAAAGGGATGAACTACGCTCAAGTGAAGGTAGTTCATAATAAATTAATTAATAAACAAACTAATGTTCCAAGTGTTGACAACTCAACTTCCTCTGGCTATCAAGGATACAATTCTTTGACTGAAGCCGCCAGAGATGTTGCGAAAGGTAAATTGGATAGATCAAGTTATGCCAAAATCAAAGAAGCGTTTACATCTAGATTCAATTAATCATAATCCTACTACCGGGATGGATACTGGAAGTGTAGCATCTGCCATATCGAAAGATGGTGAGCATATCTACGTTTCAAATGGTGAGCAAATACCATACGAAGATGGATTCAGGATTTGTGTTGGACAAGAGAAAGCACCTCTTTGCAAGGACTTGAGGAGTACGTTTACTCATATCTCGCAAGATCGTTGGGATGCAATATTTGGGAAAAAAGGATAGAATAACATGGCCGCTGGGGATAGCGGGAACTTTGCCGGTGGATTACTTGAAGTAATCGAATCCGAGGCATTAATTAAGTTCTCTGAAGCAAATGTAACTGTGCCATTGGTAACTCTAAAAGGGGAGCCAAAGGCAGATCAAATAACTTTCATTGCATACAATAGTGGAAGTAATGTACTAACAAGTGCGGATGTAGCCGCCACCGCTGAAGGTACTGTAACACCATCAACACAACTAGATACAGAGAAGAAAACTGCAACTCTTGATATGTACTCTGTAATGGTTCCAATGTATGATGAAGCACAATTATCAAATGCTGATAATATCGCATCTAATGTTGGTGAGTTAATCGGTAATGCTTTGGCATCTAAAGCTGATGCTTTGTTGAATGCTCTTTTTGATGGATTCTCAAATACTGTCGGCTCAAGCACAGCCGCCTTATCTGTAGATAATTTGTTTGATGCTCTTTCAAACCTCAAACAAAACTCTGCAATGGGACAACCTCATGCAGTTCTTGATCCTAGACAAATCTGGGGAACCTATGGAGTTCACAATGATCTAGTAACTCAAGCACAGTTTGCTGGTGCTGGGATACAGGATGAAGGTGCAAGAAGTGGGTTTGTATCAAGAATAGCTGGTATAGACATACACTCATCACCAGAATTCACCGAGGCATCTAATGCTGTAAAAGGTGGAGTCTTTGTATCTGGTGCATTAGGCATGGGATATGCTGGAGACATGATGAGAGTAGAAGTATATCGTGAAGGTTCATTCTTACGAGATAACATCATCGGTTCTGGTTTCTGGGGAGTTACAGAAATCATTGATGGTTATGGTGTAGAGGTTCATACTCAAGTATCTTAATGATAATAGGGGAGGGGATTTCGGTTCCCTCCCCAACTCTAAAGGATTATAAATGGCATTAGGAACAAAGAAAAGTTTTAATTCAATAATGAGAGAATATTTCAGCGATATAGCTGGGATAACATCTGGTTCAAAAAGTCTAAATGATTCGGTTCGTGCTGGTCTTGAAGAGTTAGGATATTCTGGATCATTGGGCAAAATGTTGAAAGAATGGGCAAATAGTCAGGGAGGTGCTGGAACAAGTATCAACTCTGCTTTGAGAATTGCATTTGCTGATATGGAAGGTGAATCTGGTGTAAGTATAAATGCAATGGGTGATGAGTATATGGGCAAAATTAATTGGGAAGGTATACTCACAAAATTTGAAGATGAAGATCGAAAATGGAACTTCATAGATTAATAACCTCACAGAAAGCTGTGAACAAAATCTCATGGAAAGGAGATAAAATATGGCAAGTTTAACAGGGGCAAGTGTAGCAAGTAGCTATACTTCTTTATTAAAATTAAATGGAAATACAGATTCATTAGTTGCTGGAAATGGCTCTAATGGAATACAAATTGTTGATGGAGATGGTACAGGATCACCATTATATCTAAATACAGATAGATTAGGTGTAGGCGTATCTCCATCGGCCCCTTTACATATTTATAGTACGATCAATAATACTTTTTCAGATACAATAGATGCTGATGATTATTCTGGTGATACATTAGTAGTAGAAAACAAACCAGCATCAAGCAATGATGATTATGTATCTATTGCAATGGCAACAAGCGGAAGTCAATATATATCATCAAGAATTGTATTAGATAATGATGGTAGTGGAAATGGTGCTTTAAAATTCCAAATGAGGTCAAGTGGAGATTTAGACAATACTACTACCAGAATGACTTTGACTGATGATGGTCAGCTTGTTATAGGAGCAACAACTGCTCAACAAAAGTTTGAAGTTCACGGTGGAGGTATTCGCATCAATGGTAATATAGCCACACCTTCTTCTGGCGTATCTGGTGCTTTAATAGATTATTTTGGAAGTGATACAAGGTTTTGGTCAAGAGGTGCTGATGCCTCAACAGTTGGAAGTTTTAAATTTATTGGTTTAGAAAATGATGGTGGAAATCAGAGTACACAATTGGAAATAGATAGTGCTGGAGTTGTTAATTTGCCTAATGGTCAATTACAATTCCCAGCATCTCAAAATGCAAGTTCGGATGCAAACACTCTTGATGATTACGAAGAAGGTGAACACACTACTACCATAACTGGTGCAACAAGTGGCAGTTGGGTGTTGGATTCAGCTCAAAATAAACTTTCATACACAAAGATTGGAAGATTGGTAACTGTTATAGGTAAGTTTGAAACAGATAGCGGTTCTGGTGCTGGTACTCTAAAAATTAGTATGCCATTTACAGCGGCAAATTTAACAAGTGGAGCTGGTATTGCGGCTGGTTCAATAACAATTAATAGATATGGTTCTACCTCAATTGCTACACAAATTACACCTATAATTTTTGAAGGTAATAACTTTATCAATGTGCAGATTCACAGTACAGATGGAACATCTAATGAGTCTTATGTACAAGCAGATGATATTGATGCTATTTTTGAAGGACAATTAAGTATTACATATTTTACAGATTAATTGGATAATTAATTAGAACTAACAAGGAGTAAACAATGGCTTTAACAAAAGTAGACAAAGATGATTACGAAGTAAGAGGTGAGTATAAGTTCATACAAGTGCGAACCAAAACCTCAATAATGGAAGATGGTGAGGAACTATCTTACAAATATAGTAGAAGAGTATTAACACCAGATGCTGATGTAAGTGGTGAATCTGCTGAAATACAAGCATTAGCTGGTGCATTGTGGTCAGATGAATTGAAATCTGCTTATGCAGATAGCATTGCTGAACCAGAGTAATTAAATAGGGAGGTATCGTGGCAAAAAATAAAGAAAAACCACAAGAACAAACCTTTGAATATCAAGGTAAGAATTACAAAGTAAGTTTATTCAATGAATATGAGATTGATGATTTCAATCAATATTTAGACTTGAATAACAAAATAAATAAAATGGCTTTTAATTTCCGACAATTAGATGGTGGATTAAAACACTACAAATCAAAAGTAGATAAGCATATTGAAAAATACGATCAAGAAAATAAATAGAGATGATTTTGAAGTCATTTATGAAAACATTAATACTTCTTATGATATTCCTGTTTCTTTTAACAGTTACAGGATGCGGACAAGGTTGGAGCGTAGGCGGTGTTGTTCTTACTCCACAGGATACTGTTCAAAATACGGTATTTATAGAGATAATGGATGCTGATTCTAATATGCACTACTATCATGGAAAGATTTATACAAGTTCAAATTGGTGCTGGTTACATCATCAGTTTGAAGATTTAGCACATGAGTGATGTCCAAACTGCAAGGAGTTATCGTTCTTCTTTGGTTGATGATAATATGGTGGTTAGCCTTAACATCAAATGGATGGTGCAGTTATGTATTCTTGTGGGTAGTCTTGTGTATGGGTACTATAATATTATGTCTAGACTTACAACCCTTGAAACAGAATTGGTGGAAGCAGATAGCCAGATTCGGAGTTTATTTGATAAGCACAGCTTGGAGGAGGAGCGGAAAAGGTCAGAATTGGAAAGTAAAATTTCATTCTATGAAAGAGAATTCAACATCAACCCATTATCGTGGGGAAAAAAGAAACGGAAATGAATCATAATGAATTTCAACACATTGCAGAACAATTATTCGGAAAAGCTGTATGGGTTGCTTTTGCATATTTGGGCATATCTATCTTTAAAGGACTCATTCTTAATGTCTA